CCCCTACAGTTTGGAAAATCGGAATTTATGAGCGACGAAAGAATTGCAGAATTAGAGAAAGAAAATCATGAACTTCACATACGACTAAGAGCTTTAGAGTATGCCTTTATGCTGTCTGTTGTAGGGCTGAGTAAGGATTCCTGCAAGGTAATAACAGACGGCTTTGAGGGTGTTCAGCAACAAATATTGAAAACGATGACTGATTCTGAGGCTCGTGAAAACGCAGAAGTAACAAGAAAGTTGAAGGTACTTCTCAGACATGTGTTCATTCAAGGCGGTAAACCTGACAAATAGCATTACTTATTTTTTCCAGGCACTCATCGTCTTTTTGAGGTGGCTCATCGTTCACCATTGAGTTCTTACTTTGGTAGTCTTTTACTTTTGGGACTATGAGCCACCCCTGGTTAATGTAGTGAAGAAAAGCATCAACAAGTGCATGGGTGGCCTCAGATGCGCTGCTGCTGCCTAATTCAACGTTGCCAATAAAGGGATAGAAAAACTCTACTAACTTTTCCCGACAAACTTCCGCATTTCTTTTCTCCACGCTTACCTCGCCTGATAGATGCTCTTAGTTGGTTTACGATGACCTGCGCTGTACACCGCCACTTGAGGCAGGCAGACAGAGCCGGATTCAATTTCCACCTCTCGAACGCTGGGGCCGTTGATAGCGCGCGAAATCTTCTCTGTGCAGCCCTCAGCCAGTTTCGTGAATGCTGCTTCAAGCTTTCTTGCCGTCGCCCGGTCAGCGTCACACAGAGCTTTGTATGCTGCGTAATGCTCACCACGCTCACGCATCCGGCGTGACTTGCTGTTTTCTTTTCTGCGTTTAAAGACAATATCAACCATATTTGCCTCCCAATTGACTTAGGTGGAAGAGCCGGAGCCCGTGACGTTTCCGAATTTAAGAGGCTTCTCAGGTCCGACGGTAAGCTCGCGCCGTAAGCTCCACCTCTCTCTTCCCCAAAGCCAACTGCGCTTTGAGCCACACTCTCGCAGTGGCCGCGCTCATGCCCTTGAGTCGCTGTCGCTTTATAGCCGCTGATAACCGGTGTGCGTCTGGCTTGCGCACTGCTTTACCGAAGCTTGTTTTGATATAAGAACCTTGACCCGTCACTACACAGGCTCGTCGCTCGACGACTCAGGGCAGCATCATTACTGCTGCATAGCCTTCCGGCTGCGGTCTAACCGCTTAAGTGCACCATTTAGGCCACCTCCTGTTGGTTAAACATTTTCCTACCGCAAGCGGCGGTAGAATTCCTGATTGTTAAAGAGCCATCAGCTTTCTGCGGCGGGCTGCGTCCTGCTGATGGAATGAATAATATGCGTCATACACATATGCGTCAAGCGCATAAATGTAGATATGACGAACCCCGCATTCAATAATTCAATATGCGTATGATTTAAATAAGAATTTAATTTTTGGTGAGATATGCTTTAGGCACAAAAAAACCCGCCGAAGCGGGCATTTGTGGTGAGGGGTTACCCGTGGCGACGGTATTGCTGCGATTGGCTAAGCATCACTCGTCCTGCCACATGGAACATTTCCATCTCTTCTTCTGTGATGGACCACTCGCGATATCTTGGATTGTCAGATATCACTATCAGTTCACTTTTTACCTTTTGCAGGCGCTTAACAAACATGTCGCCGTTATAGTCAAAAACATAAATTCCGTCCCCATCGAAAGAGCATACGGAGACATCGACAAAGATTAGGTCGCCAGGCTCAATTGTTCCTTCCATGCTATCGCCTCGGACGTTAATAAGCTTTACAGATGATTCAGGGCGGTTTCCGAAAATCACCCGAGCCTGGTCCGGAACGTATTCTATAGACCGGATGACCTCAACAACATCTTTTGATGGTGAGCCATCACCCGCGCTGACGGAAACATCAAGCACATCAATCCTATACACATTATCCCTCCCGTTCCTATTCATTGAGTTAACACTGTATGAATTTACAGTATTAATATCCTCACTGGAAGAGAATAGCTCAGAAACTGGAACCGAGAGCGCAACAGCAATCTTTTGAATGAGAGGGTCGCTATATCCCTGGACGCCTCTTTCGAGGCGGGACAGGTTACCAACGTCACTATCTACCCTGAGGGCTAGTTCACTCAGGGTCATCTTACTGGCTTTGCGAATCTGTCGAATCTTTTGTCCTATTTTCATTCAAGTATTACAGCCTTTTTATGCGTACCGCGCAAAGCGTCTTGCGCATATTGAGTGAATCGCATATTATGCGTATAGCGCATTCAGGAGGTGCAATATGCAAACGCCATTAAGAAAAATGCGTGTAGAGAAAAAGCTAACTATTGCCGAGGTCGCTATCGCAACTCAACTTGACGTTGGAAACCTCAGCCGAATTGAGCGGGGCATTCAAGCGCCATCACTCGAAACGGCGGAAAAGCTGTCGCAGTTTTTCAAAGGCAAAATTACTGAGATGCAAATTCTTTACCCGCAGAGATACATGAAGACATCAGTTTCAGCCGCATAAGTAACCCCGCTCTTTACACAATCTGAACCGCTCCGCCGCTTGTGGAGCAACCAAGTGCCACTCACCGAGTGCGCACATACCTAACTAATTCAATATAGGAAATTTTATTCAATGGAACACGCAAACTACAGCAAGCCAACGCAACGCGAAATCGACCGTACAGAAACTGATCTGCTACTGGCTGTTTCGGCGTTAACAGGGCGGGAATTTGCCCGGAGTGTGGGATGTCACGAATCGAAGATAAGTCGGACTGACTGGCGTTTTATTGCAGCGGTTATATGCACTGCGCGGCTGGCATGGGAAGTAAGCCCTGTAGGGCGACTGGTGCAGGACACGATTAATGCGATGTCACCAAAAGAGAAAGCCCCAAGCGCGGGAACGCTTGAGGCCTGATTGCGAAAAGACTGGATCAATTCACAGGGGTAATTATGCCTGGACAAAGCGCACAAGTAAACCATGACATTCGAGCCGGTGATCGGTTCGAAACCGTATACCCATTCATTTTTGTTTGCACAGATTATCAACACTACAGCGGCGATATTCACACGGACGAGAGATGGATAGGCGGTTGCAGGAAGACGTCAGAACCATCTGATTGTGGTTATGGCGAACAAACAGTTTATACGGCCGACAAAGAGGGGAAGAGAATCCTTGAGGTTCTTTCCGTTGCCGATATGCCTGGCCAATGGCAGAGACGAATCATATACGCCTGTCATCTTATTGACCCTGATGGGATAGAGAGGAAGGGCAGGAAAGCATACACGGTAACAGAGGCCAGATTCCTCAAGATGACATCTGGTTACTTCACAGATTACGGACTGGAGGATGATTGATGGCCCGTTCACGAAACATCAAACCCGGCTTCTTCACTAACGATGAATTAGCAGAATGCGATCCATATGCCCGCTTACTCTTTGCCGGGCTTTGGACCATTGCAGACAAGGAGGGTCGGCTTGATGACCGACCCAAAAAAATTAAGGCACTGGTTCTGCCATTCGACAATGTGGATTGTGACCTGCTCCTAAAGCAGCTCCATGAACGGAACTTCATCACGAGGTATGTCGTTGAAGAAAATCCATTCATCCAGATTAATAACTGGAAGAAGCACCAGAACCCACACTGCAAAGAAGCGGCTAGTGAGATACCAGAACAAGTTATGCAAACTACTGAAATAAAAGAAGCACCAGAAAAGCACGGTGCAAGTTCAGTACAAGAATCAGAGGAAAACAATTTAAATCCTGCTGATTCCCTTAACCTGATTCCTGATTCCCTTAACCTGATTCCCTCTAATAACACCCAAGCCGCTGAAGCAGCTTGTGCAGAGGAATTATCAACCGAAGAGCCCATCCCGAATAACGTACAGGACATGGCAGGACGCTACGCATTCGAAGGCAACATCGTTCGACTGAACCACAAGGACTACGAATCCTGGAAGGCGCTCTACCCAAATATCGATCTCCAGTACGAGCTGCAAAAGCTGGATATCGAATTCACCCATGACAAGCCAAAAAACTGGTTTATCACTGCCAGTCAAAAGCTCAGCTATCAGAACAAGAATGCCGCAGGCAGAACGCAATGGGGTAGCCCTCGCCGGGTGGCAGGGGTCAGCCGACCAATGAACCATATCCCGGAGGGCTTCACAGGATGAGTGCATACGACGTACTACGCAGATTACGTGCTGCAATGCCTCCGGGCGTTCAGCCAAAATTCAGCACGGCGGACGAGCTGATGACATGGCACCAGGAGCAGGGTCGTATTTCTGCCGAGCGGCTGGCTGAGCAGAATCGCATGGTCAGACTACAGGCGGTGCTCGGACGTTCCGGCATTCAGGAACTGCACCGCACCTGCTCATTCCAGAACTACAACGCAGAGCTACCCGGCCAGCGCCATGCGCTGAACAAAGCGAAGCAGTACGCGGCGGCGTTCGGTAATGGTTTTGGCGGGTTTATCTTCAGCGGCGGTTGCGGCACAGGCAAGAACCATCTGGCGGCGGCAATTGGTAACAGCCTGCTGGAACGAGGCAAGACGATGCTTGTCGTTACCGTGCCCGACCTGATGATGCGCTTCCGCGAGACATACCAGGACAAGGCGAAAGTCACGGAAGCAGACCTGATGAACGACCTGTGCAACGTGGATCTGCTCGTTCTGGACGATATCGGCGTTCAGCGCGGTAACACCAACGAGGGGATCGTGCTGTTCCAGATTGTGGATCGCCGCCTAAGCAACCGTAAGCCGGTGGGGATGCTGACCAATCTGGATGCCCCGGCACTAAAGGAATTGCTCGGAGAGCGCATCATGGACCGCATGACAATGGACGGTGGCATGTGGGTTAACTTCGACTGGTTCAGCTACCGCAAGCAGGTGAAATCATGAATTATAAAAAATTGAGCGACCAGGAGCTGAATATGTTGGTTGCAGCGTACTGGTGCGAAAAATGTGAAGTCTACCCCCATCCTCGAAATTTCAAAGCCGCAGCG